AATTTTACTCTGAAGGGATTTTTATACGGTCCAATCATGGAACCAAAAATCATCAAACGCGCTATTGCAGATATTACTCACTCAGAAACTGGAACAGCTGGCGAAACGTATACAGCAGAAGTCGCTCCATTTGAAACGACTAATAAAGAAACAGATCCACATACAGTAACAGAAGATTGGGTTTTGAAATGGTGATTGAATTATGGCAAATAAACTTGATGAGATATTGAATATTGAACCACAACCTGTTCTTGAACCAGAAGAAGTTGTAGTACCACCAAATACAGATACAGTAGAAGATATTGACTTTGATAATGTCAGAGCAAATTATTATGAGTTGTTAGATCAAGGTAAGGCAGCAATGAATACTGCCATGCGAATAGCTGCAGAATCAGAAAATCCAAGAGCAATCGAGGTCTTAAGTGGTCTATTCAAAAATGTTGCTGATGTCAATAAGCAATTATTATCATTATCAAAGGACAAGGCTGATATCAAAGCTGTCAAGCGAAGTGGATCAAATCCACAACAATCGTTGCCGGGTCAAACAATTCAAAACGCAGTATTTGTCGGCAATGGTGCTGATCTAAATAAACTGTTGGCTGATAGACTGAAGGGCTAATAATGGACCAAGAATTAGCCGAGTTGCTGGAAGCGCAAGCGTTTCGTAATAATCCAAATCTTCGACCAGAAGGCACGAAGATCGCATATACTGCTGAAATGATGGACGAGTATGTGAAATGCGCTCAAGATCCCTTGTATTTTATTGAGAATTATGTTCACGTAGTGCATCTTGATCGTGGCATTGTAAAAATGGAATTACGTGAATACCAAAAACGAATGATACTTGGATATCACGATAATAGAAAAACTATTTGTCTGACGCCAAGACAATATGGAAAGACCATTACAACTGCCGCTTATTTACTTTGGTATATCATCTTCAATAATAATAAAACTGTTGCTATATTAGCAAACAAACAGGCAACAGCTGATGAAATTTTACATCGAGTCAGATTAGCTTATGAACATTTACCAAAATGGATTCAATCTGGTGTGATTGATTGGAATAAAAGAAGTATAGGTATTGAAAATGGTTCTAGAATGTTTTGTGCTGCAACATCGAGTTCTGGTATACGTGGTAAAGCTATCAATTGTGTCACTGGTGAAACTATGATTACTATCGAAAATGACGATGGGACGATAGAAAATATCAGTATGTTACAACTATATACAAACCCGAACTCGTCTATCAATAAATATGAAAATATAACCACTATGGGAAAAGATTTTCATTTGATTAATCATCTTGAAATACCACAAATTATTCCGAAATTGAACAAATATCATAAAATATACGAAAACCTGATGGTGAAATGTAAAAATAGATTGCTTGAGGATTCAGTTTATATTGAAAAACACCACATTATTCCTAGAGCAATTGGCGGATTGGATACTGAAGAGAATATGGTGAAATTGACACTAAAAGAATATTTTTTTGCTCACAAACTTCTGGTAAAAATGTTGTCCGGTAAAAATAAGGGAAAAATGCTTCAGGCGCTGTATATGATGAGTAATACAAGAGGCATTAGATTGCCATCAAAATTATATGCTTTAGCAAAAGAAAATTGGATATCACAACGAGCTAATACTAATCATACAGATGAATCTAAAGCACTTTTACAAAAAGCACAATTGGACTTATGGGCTACAAGTGAGTATAAAACAAAGATGATTGCTATTTTCGGAAGACCAGAAACTAAAACTAAAAAATCTCAATCGGCTAAAAACTGGATTAATGGGCATCCAATTGAGCATAAAGCTAGAATGGAAAAAATAAACAAAAATCCAGAAAAGATTAGAAAAACAGCTGAATGGCATAAAGGTAAAAAACGACCAAAAGAAACTTGTGATAAACAATCTAATTTTCGTAAAGAATATATTACATCTGGTGGATATCACAATAAAGGAATGAAACATTATTATAATCCAGTCACTAATGAGACAATTCAATGTTATCCTGAGAACAAACCAGAGGGATGGTTATTAGGAACTAATAAGAAAAAACCATATAGAGGAAAATGGTGTCATGACTCCGACGGAAATATAAAAGCGTTTGATCCAAACAATATTCCAGATGGTTGGACATTGGGAAGAAAATGAGAGTTCTTTCTGAAAATAACGTATTTAGACAGTTTGATGGTATAAAAGTGTCAAAAGTGTCTAAAACTATTGAGATTCATTTTGACGATTGTTCTTTTTTGAGATGTACACCAGAACATAAAATACTAGCTAATAAAAATTATGTTTATGCTAAAGATATAGCGATTGGTGATATAGTGATAACGCAATCTGGAACAAAAGAAGTAATTTATAAAGAAATAAATTTCAATGACGAATACGTATTTGATTTAGTTGAAGTTGAAGATACTCATAATTATTTCACCAATGATACACTTACACATCAGTGTTTGTATTTGGATGAGATCGGCTTCGTTCAGAACAGTTTAGCTGAAGAATTTTTTACATCAGTATATCCGACGATCATTTCATCAAAAGAATCAAAAATTATACTTACTAGTACACCAAATGGATTCAACCATTTTTACAAGTTTTGGAATGAAGCAGAAAAGGGTGTGAATGGGTTTTATCCAATTAGGGTTACTTGGCAAGAAATGCCGGATAGAGATATAAAGTGGTATAATGAACAAGTAAAAGTATTGGGAGAATTGAAGGCTGCACAAGAGATAGATGTCTCATTTTTGGGTTCATCGAGACAATTGCTAACATCAGCGACAATGAATACTCTTTCCGCATCAATTCCATTAAGTGAATTTGGTGATGGACAATACAAAGGTCTTAAAATATATAAACAGCCAGAAGATGAGCATATCTATACGATGTCTGTCGATGTAAGTAGAGGAAGACATCTTGATTCGTCTGCATTTATGATATTTGATGTGACGACATATCCACATAAAATTGTATGTTCGTATAATAATCCAAATATTGCACCGTTGATGTATGCTGGATTTGTTCACGACTTGGCAAAACGATATAATGACGCTTATATTTTAGTCGAGATAAATGATATTGGTGCTCAAGTAGCTGAAGAATTATATCACACATATGAATATGAAAACTTATATTGGACAAAATCGGGCGATGAGTTGGGTAAAAAAGGATCTGATCCATATCCTGGTGTACGAACTACAAAGAAAACAAAACGCATAGGTTGTGCTAATCTGAAGGACATAATAGAAAAACAACAGTTGATTGTTGATGATCTACAAGCAATACAAGAATTGAGCACATTTGTTCAAAATGATGCTGGTACTTGGGAAGCGGATGAAGGATTCCACGATGATGCTGTTACTTGTTTATGGCTTCATGCTTGGGTTATTATGCAACCATGGTTTATTGATCTTACAGATAAATCTATGCGAGACAAACTATATCAAAATTTAGAAAAGCAATTAGAGGATGAACTGTTGCCATTTTTTGTCCAAGATGCTGCTAGAGATAGATTTGACGTGGAAACCCCGGAAGATTTGGGTATGAGACATTTAATATATCCTTTGATGAGTTGTAAAAAATCATAAATATTATACACCTTTGTTGATTGGATCAAAATGTCTTCGGAAAACGATTATCTCATACGAAAAATTGATTCAATTGAGTCAAAACTCGACAGTCACGTAGTCAAAATTGAACAAAAGCTCGATCAAATTGTTCATATTATGCAAGCAGTCGCATCTCTGCAAGAAAAAGAGTCCAGAAATGCTGACTCAATCAGAGAACTGAAAACAGATATGAAGGAGACAGTTGAGAAATTCAATCAGACTGTCGTTAGAATCCACGAACGCCTTGATAAATTAGATGAACTCTTCGACCAAGAAAGAGATCATTTGGCGGGTAAATCTGCATTATTGGACGGTAAAATAAATCAAGTTGATGAAAAGGTTTCAAAATGGATGAATCGTGGTATCGGTATTTGGTTGGCAGCATCATTGTTTATCGTGATTTTACAATCTGTGAGCGGTTTGATTATTCGTAATACTATGGATGATTTCCATCAACTTAAAGCACAAAATCAAACTTTAGAAAAGAGAATAAATGAGACAGATAATAATGTCACTACTATTTGGAATGATGTTCGCCGTCTTTCCAATCACAGTACAAGCCCAGCTCACAAATAAAACATCACCAATCGCAAGTATAGATGTCTCTGTTGATGAAATGTCTTACAATGAAGCGGTGCAATATTTTACTGGTCGTGCTACACGTTGGCCTGATGGGACAATAATTATTCTTATCGTGTTACCTCAAGATGCTTCTACAACTAAAACATTTGTGTTTGAACATCTTGGTATGACTTCATCTCAATTATATGAGTCATTAAAAATTAATTCTACAATTAGAAAACATAATACAGTTTCATTCGTAGAAAATGAACGTGAAATGCTCAAAAAAATATCTCAGACTCAAGGTGCGCTTGGTTATGTGAATAATATGTTCATTATTCGGAATAATAATGAGTTTAAGATAATAAGGATACGATGATAATCATCAGAATTATTTTTACTTTCCTTTTATTTTATATAACAAATGTCATAGGTGCAGATCTTAATTTATCAGGTTATATTACACAATCAGCAGTAAAATCTAATGGTGTATCTGTTGGTGATTCAAAGGGTGATTGGTCATTTGATAAACGAGAAATAACATTATTTGGTGACAAAGATGTGGGTGACTGGGATATAAAATTTGCTATTGGTAATACAGATGAACCGGGATTAGAAGATGATAAAATTTTTATTAAGTATCTTCTTGCTGATCGTAGATTCAAGTCAGATGATTTCATTTATGGTATTCGGCTAGGTCGAGTTCCTCATAGTCTTGGATTCTACAATAAATTACGTAATATGCCAAATGGCACTCCATTGGTTTATATGCCAAACGGCATTTACAGGGAGCAATTCAAATATCTAGCAATGTCCGGCGATGGCATTCAAGGATATATTGATTGGGAAATTTCACCAAGAAACAATATTGGTTTGACATTGACTAAAACTAGACCAACATTGTCAAATAATTCGGAAATTGTTGCAGGTCATTTCAACGATGGTAATGTCGGTTCATTCAAAAGAAATTCATCTTGGGTAAATGGTATTACATTAGAAGGTCAATTTAGTCAATTACAAGTATATTATAATTGGACAAATTTGCAGTTTGATTTTGAAGCAAATCCAATGCTTCCCTTTCCACAGAATATGATATTCAAATCGGGTAAAAACGATACACGAGTTCATACAGTCGGTGCAAAATACTTCTTTATGAATGGCGTTGATATTGGAATTGAATATTTACAAATAGAAGAAATTGGTGAACCATGGGAAAATATCTTTAAGTTCATCAAGCATCAAGGACCACCAAAGGGTCTTATTCTATCTGCAAAGTGGGATTTTGCTCCAAAGCATTCAGTGATGGTGTATCACAATGAATACTATGCTGACTCCGGCGACAAAGATGGTAAATTGATGCAAGCACAAACAGGAATGCCTGCTCATACATTCTATACTAAATCAAATTCAATTGCATACAAATATGATTTGGACACGAAATGGTCATTCAAAATTCAACATACTAGGGGCACAGGAACAGAACCATTTGTTGAAAACGTCAATCCTGTAACGAAGAAAGAATGGAATTACACTGCTGCTCAAGTGGTGTATAGTTTTTGAAAATGGACACTATTCTAACTAGAATTTGGATCAAATATTGCCGTAAGGGAATATTTTGGTTTTTTTATTTTATGCTGTATGTTTTAGTTGCTTTGATGGCATTTGTTGGGTATGAATCATTTGGACCAGTCAGAAATCCAATTGTAGTGAAATCAACGTCAGCGATTGCTGTCCGAAAAATAGAAACAGTTGAAGTGTCGTTTATCCGATCATACAAATTTTTGTTTGATTCAGAAGGCACTGTGTATAAATGGATTGAACACAAAGAGTTTGGAACAAAAATTGACTTACCGTCATCATATAGATTCCAAGAAAACGGTGAAGTTATAAGACACTTCTCTCATTTATTGCCATCAAACATTCCAAATGGTCGTTATATCTTAAAAACGATTTACTTGTATCGTCCAACTTTTTCATTAATCGAGCGAAAAATTGAATATCCAGACATTGAGTTTTCAATTTGTGGAAAATTTGAAAATTGCACATGAAAGTATTTGAAGGTTGTATCGGAATAAGACTCATTGGTTGGTTTTCAATCATTATCTGCTCTGTTTTTCTTTTACTGAGTATCGCACTATGAACTACGAACAATTTAGAGGTCAGATCAATTCAGGTGATGTTCTTGTATGGACTCATCGTGGTTGGGGATCGTGGTATGACATACAACTTCAACTTATCAAAATGGCTACTAGATCAGAATATTGTCACGTTGGTGTCGCCTGGGTTGTGGGAGGCCGCGTTTTCATCGTTGAGGCTGTAGTGCCAAAGGTGAGAATATACCCATTATCCAAAGAAGTTCCGTTTTATCACATTCCTTGTGGTGATGATTATTGGAATGATTCTGTTGAAGAATATGCCTTATCTAAAATTGGTGAAGAATATTCAAAATTGGAAGCGATAAAAGGCGGTATAAATACTCTGAGAACAGGCGAAAACGATCTTTGGCAGTGTTCTGAGTTGGTGAATTCAATATTAGTCAAAGGCAATATATTCAAGGATGGTGATGTGATTTCAACGCCATCGGCAGTTGTGTATAAACTTCAGGAATTAGAATATCAATTAAGGATGATAACAAAATGATGGAAACTTTTTTGCAGGAATAGGCGTTCTTGTCACTTCACTGTGGACATATAACATCGTCATTGGTACTGTGACATTGTATCCAACTATAGCATTTGTAACAATGTATCTACTGTGGATTTTCTATCTAGCTGTAATGAATTTAAAACGAGCACAAGATAATGATAAATTACACAAAGTAGCATTAGTGATGGGATTACCAGTTCTCGTGATCGGATTATTATTAGATACATTTGTGAATTGGTTCGTAATGACTGTTGTACTTTTGGAATTTCCGAAAGAAGCATTGGTGACATCAAGACTTCAAAGACATTG